TGAAAGCGTCCGCCAACTTCTCATGGAGTTCGGTTCCACGATTCGCGGCCTTTCCTACAGGCTTGCCGCCCGTGAAGTGCAGGCAAGCTGCCTTCTTGTCCAGCGACGAAGGCGAGAGGGTGGGGTGGTGCCGGCTCATGCTGCATCCTCCATGCTGGCGCCGACTGCGAACTCAATGACCTGGGGCCATGACTTCTTGAGGCGGCGGAGAATCGCCGGCTTTACGTCTGCGAGGTATTCCGTTTCGGCAGGGATAGCGTCCTTGCTCTTGAGGAATCCAAGGATCTGCTCCTCTGTGAGTTTGTCGGCTTCGGCAAGTTCGTAGATGGCGTCTAACGGATCTTCCTTCCCAACCTTGGGAGTCTCGACGACTTGAAGCACCTCGCCTTCAATGACCTTCTCCTCTACAGGGGGGAGTGCCGCCTTAACCGCTTGGAACTTGCCGGTTGATACGGGGCGGGAGTCAAAGTCCTGCACCTCTTCGGCGAGGTAGACGCCATTCAGACAGGCGGGGAAGACTGCCCTTACTCCCTCTGCAACCGTCCTTGCGGAGAGCATGGCGGTAGGGTACTGCTTCCATGTCTGCTTGCCCGTGAGACCGGCAGCATGGGCGCGATCCATCGTCCATGAGACTTGCAGGGTGCCGCCGGCAGCGTGGCTGAACTCTGCCGTGCATTCGTGGTCATTCCTGACGAGCCATTGAATCTTGCCGCCGGCAGTCTGGAACCTTGCCAATGCCGCCTGACTCTTGAGAGCGGGGCGTCCCTGGATGATGTCGAACTCTGCGGCGACCGAGGCAGGGTGCCGGCCCTCGCTTTGGGCGACGAGCATAAGGGCGACTGCCTGATCTGGTGACTTGAGGCCGAATAAACCGCTTTTGGCGATTGCCTGCGCCATGCGCTCCATGTCGCTGAACGGGATGACCTCTGCTTGCTTGACCGCAAGGGTCATTTGATTTTGGGTACTCATAGCTTCGGGGTTCTCTAGAAGGTTCTCCGGGCTACTTGAGGTCAGGGGACTGCAATCCCCTGGCCTCTCTTTCTTGTTGTTCGACCTCGCGATCAAATGCGTTGATTCGCTCCCATGTCATCCCAATCAGGAATGAGACCCCGCTTGCCGCGAGGGTCAGGATGAGGATTTCCAATGTGTGTGTGTTCATGTTCGGTATGTTTTCTGTTTTTTGTGTGTGTTGTGGACTGACTACTAACGACTGCAAAAGGTGTTAAAGCGCATATAGGATGGGCGCCGGTCAGGGTTGTGAGCGGCAAGCCAAGCGCGGAAGTTGGAGAGGAGGGCCGTGATCATTTGATGCGGGTGGCGGTGATCGTCAGAACAAGCATCCCGACGAGGGCGCAGGCCGCGATGTAGTCCAGCTTGGTCATGCCGTTGCCCCCGCTTCGATGAGTTGGTCTATGTCGCTTGCCTTGAAAAGCCGGGTTCCCCCGACGAGGTAGCTCTTGAGCTTCTTTGCTCCCATCCAACGGTAGATGGTGGCGCGGTTAACCCGTGCGTATTCGGCGGCTTCCGCAGGCCGAAGATAAGTGGTCTTTGTAGTGTTCATTAAGGTGATTGCTTACTCGCTTTTAGTTACTCTGCTTACTCAACGCGAAGACTTGTGACACAAACCAAACGAGTGCGTCAACATGAAAAATGAAAAAAACTTTGCAACGCGACACAATGCGGCTGAATGTGTCTTTGTGAGCCTAGAGAAATCAGTAAATGCGCGAGTCTCTGCGGAGGTCTACGACCGTCTGCGAACCATTGCGGCGTCCCGACTTGGGGGCGTCAAGCCGTCACAGATTGTCCGCGAGATCCTAGAGCAATCAATGATTGATGGGATTCTATCCCAAAAAGCGAGGCGCGGGCAGTCCCCGGAAAACCCCACAAAGCTCCCGCAGGGACGAAGGGTGGCATAAAGCCGCACCTATATCTCTACGGGAGCTTTGTTTCACCGCAGTTAACGGATGATTCCCCAATGCAAGACGCCTTTAAGATGTCAGACAAAGTGGAGTGGGGGGGGGGGGGGGTGAAAACCGCCCCTAAAGCGCCCACCATGCGGCGGCATCCCGCCTGCTGACCGCATTGGCATAGGTCTCGTAGAGTAGGCGAGGGGAGGTATGCCCCATCTCAAATGCCGTCTTGTTCTGATCTCGGAAATGGGCCAGGTGATAGGAGGCAAACGAGTGGCGAAGAGCATTCTGCGGAAACCGCTTGGCGCCTAGCTTGGCCTCCTCTGGCATTCCTCGGTGGCACCTCCATTCCTTGCTCTCTCCAAGCAGGGAGCCGGCTCCCTTGGGCAGATGTCGCAGGACGGCATCCTGTAGCGTGATTGACCTTGGGCGCATAGCTTTGCCTCCCTTGGACTCTTCTTTGCGGACGTTGATTTCATTGAACTCCTCATCAATGCTCTCGTAACTCATCCTCGCCAACTCGCAGACGCGAAGGCCGGCAAACGCCCCAAGGACAAGTTTGCATTTGATCCAAGGCTCGACCTTCAGCTTGAGGAGTTCACACATCTGGTCGGGCGTGAGGATCGCTTTACGGGCATCAGTATCGGTCTTATCGGGAGCCTCGACATCCAAGAAGGGCGAAGTCGGCACAATCTGCCGCAGCCCCTTCCAGTTGTAGAACTGCCTCGCCTGCGAGTAGTGGTTCCACACGGTGCGAGTGGAATAGGGGAAAGAGTTGAACCATGTCTCTATCTGCTCGGCGTCTATATCCTTGGGCGATGCGTTCCCAAAAGTGTCTACGAACCGACCAAGGCAAGTCTTGGCTTGCTTGACCCCATCAGCGGCAAGCCCCTCCGACTCCATCTCTGCAAGGTAAAGACTCACAAGCCCCGAAACCTTGTCGCTGGATCTGGTCTGCTGGATTGCCTTCGTCACCACCCCAAGTCGCTCCTTTAGGGTTCGCTGCCCAATCCAACGGAAGGCTTCCTCTTGCGTCTCAAAGAACTTCCTTCCCCGGTTCCCCTCGTTCATGTCGGCGGGGAGGTCTACGACCCAGAGCTTGCGTGATGCGTAGAAGCGCGGGGAGAGGCGCTTTGCCCTTTGTTTCTTTAGTGCCATAGGTGCCAGTTTGACATAATTTCGCATTTTTGCAACCGATGTCGCATCCCGTCTCGAAGCCCATTTTATCTGGGTCTAGGGCCAATTTCTTAAAAGTAGAAACTGGCGGTGAGGGAGGGATTCGAATCTTCCCTCCTAACAGACTAGAACTGGCACTTGGCTTTTCAAAAAGTGCCAGTTTCGTGAGGGAGGGTTACGGCCCCTCCCTCAACTTTATTTGTGAATCCTTCGCCATCCGTCGGCCCACAGGACGCTTGCCATACGCCCTGCGATTTTCACAACTGCTTCCTCTGGGAGTTCGGGCCAGATGCAATGGGCTACCTCATGGAGAAGGCTATCAAGCCTCTCCTTGGATTTCTGGCGAGGGTCGAGTTCGATGTGCGGCACCGGCCCGTGCCAGCAAAGGCCGACTGCCTTTTCCTTGCCTAGCTTCCTTTCGGTGAGGCGGATGGTTTTTGGGAACTGCATATTTTGAAATGCGCCGATGGGTAAAGTTTGTTCCCGGCGACAACCTTGAGCTTCCTCTCCTCGACCAGACCGAGTTTGACCGCCTCGCGGAGGTAGCGCCGGGTCTGGGTTTCGCTCATGCCGGTCTCCGAGGAGATTGCAGGCACCGACTTGAACCCTGGAGGGATCTCATCGGGGATTCCCTTGCCGGCGGCGGCGAGGATCTGAAGCCACTCGTTGGGGGTTTTCTTTAGAGGGGTAGTCGCCATTGTTCGTTAGGGTTGCGTTGGGTGATGTGAAGCGATGATTGGTTAAGCTCCTCGCAGTATTCCCCCCAGAGGAAAGCCTGCGTCCATGCGAGGGTGGCGCGGCGCGTGTTGGCGTAGTCCATGCCTCCTCGTTGGGTAAGGGTGCCGATATTGTAGCCGGTGCCGCCGGTGAGGGTGCGCGAGGATTGGATGGAGACCTTGTGGGTGTGCCCGAAGACCACCTTGCGGCGGGTGGTATTGCAGAAAGCCTCTGCGGTATCCCGTGCCGCCATTTCGTTAAATAGCACCCCGTGCTGGAAGCCGATATCTGCGACATCAACCATCTGGAAGACGCCATCGTAGGGAACGAGGCGGGCCTTGAGTTTTTGGCAAGTCTGCTCCATAGCCTCCACGATCTTGTGGGAGGCGTAGGCAACGGGCGCGGAAGGGGATGCCCGGAGCTTGAATGCGCGAACCTCATGGTTGCCGCACAATACAATTTGCGGTCGTAGCTCTCGTAGGTGCTGTAGCCCCGTGTCAATGTCGGGGATTAGCGGTTCTGCCTCGGAGACTCCCTTTGCCCCGCTCATCAGACTTGAGAGGTCTGCGAAGTCACCGCAATGAATTGTGGTCGCCGGCTTGAATCGTTCCTTGAAGGTCAGCACGGCCTTCCATGCCTCCTTGTCCACATATCGGGCATGACTGCAACTTACTGCCATCAGTCGCTTCCACTTGTGGGTGATATTCGCCATTAGGTTTTATGACGAGGCCGGGGAGGGTGAGAGTCGGTGAGGTCTTTGAGCATGGCAGCGGCTTCGTGTAGGCCCACCTCATCGGTTGCCATGAGTTCGGCAACTGCGCGGATTGCCTTGAGGCGCTTGCGGAGGTGGTAGAAATATGAAACGAGGTCGAGTATTTCGTTTTCAAGTTCGCCGGCATACCATTCGGCACCGGCGCTCCAGAATGCCGTCTTGTGTTCGGCTTGACCAGCGAGGTACTTGCCGATGCCCTTTTGGGCTGCTCCTGCCCAGATGTCCTCTGCGTCTTGTTCGGGGGTCATGTCAGTAATAGAAATAGTCCTCATCCTCGTTTGACTCGCGTGGGCGGGACTTGGGCTTGAGGGTCTTCACGGCCTTACGGATGGCGTCACGATTGGCGATTGCCGTAGCTCCTACGACACGGGGTTCAGCGCCGGCGTCGATAGCCTCTAGGATCTCCGCTAGGCAGTTGCTGGCAGTCTCGTTGTTCATACGATTGACTTGCCGGTCTTAACCCTCTCGCGCATCTGGGCAAGCGTGAGGCCCGCGCGGTATTCGACATGGGGTTCATCCACGAACTTCCAGTTGCCGCCCCATTCCAGTTGCGGGAACTTGGCGACGATCTTCCCGATGTGATCGTAAAAGGGGGAGTCTTCCAGATACTTGCCGTTGACGAAGAGACCCAAGTCTATTGCGAGGCCGAAATTGTGTCGGCTTTCTCCACCTCTGGCCTTCGTGACGATGTTCCCTGGCTTCGTGCGTCCCTGTGCATAGATCGCGTCCTGCTCTGCCCATGTGCGAGTGCCGGCGATGACGATGCAATCGACGCCTTTCTCTTGGAAGTGCTTCTTCGCCTCGATCACGAATGCCTCCATCACGGGTCGCACCTTGGGGAGCAAGGTGTCGAGGTTCTTCTGTGAGCGAGCGTCGATCATTTGGAGACTCCCTTGACCTTTTCCCATGAGCGGAATCCGCCCAGTCCGAGCAGGCCGAACAACACGGTGTTAAGCGCATCGTGGTCGAGTGCAACGACTGGCGCCGGTTCCTTGGTGTAAAGGGTGTAGGCAAATGAGAAGAAGGGCTGAATGACGAACTGCCATGCGAAGGCCGTGGCACAGACCCAGCCCACGCAAGGACGCCAACCAGAGACAAAGAGATTGGAGTTTGCCGCCTCCGTGTTGTTGATCTCCGCCTGCGCTTTGGCGGAATCCGCTTCGATCTGGATCAACTGCTGTTGAAGTTCAGCTTGGATCTTGATCTGTGCGTCCCGGTCAGGGACGAACTTATTCACAAGTTGCGAGACCGTCGTGACCATCTGGGGGATGTCCCAAGTCATAAAATCTATCGCAGCAGTTTCGTTTCGATCCTCTGTGTTCGTTGGTCGATTTGGTGCAACGTAGCTAATGCCGCCGCAAGGATCTCCCGACGTTGAGCATTATCAGCTTGGATCTCCGCGATTCGCGCATCCTGCGATTCGTTCATGTGCTCAACGCGATCCATGCGGAGGGGTAGTGCGGAGTAGAGGCTGAAGAACGTCCAAAGCGCCGCAGCCCCGGAGCAGGCCGCGACCAGCGAGATGACCAGGGTCAGAGGGTGAGGGAGAGGGGTCGAGTTCATGGCATTAGAAACCGATTGCTGATTTCAGCTTGGTCAGCAGGCCGGGTGAGTCAGAAGATGGAGGCTCGGAGATGGGAGGTTCGACAACCTCCGTAATCCAGTCTGGAAGCGGAGTGTCGGCAGGGTCGAGGAGGGCAGACCACTCGTAGTAGAGAGGTTCACCGACGGGTTGCTCAAATCCGCTCTCGTCCTTTGCGTAAGAGGCATAGACTGGTGAGGGGATGATATTGACGCCCCAGACTGGACGGCATGGCGTCGGATTCATCCATAGCCAAGGCAGCTCGCTTGCGTCTTGGAGAGTGGTGGCTCGAAAGGTTCTCATGTTAAGGAAGGCCGAGGCCCAGGCCGAGGGTTTGTTTATAGAGGGAGTAGACGGCGGCCCATTGGGCAGATGAAACGTTTGTGCGTATGTCTAAAAAACCAGCCATTATCCCATCCAGCCCCCTGTTCTCTGTTGCTCCTGCATTCATTCCCATCAACCGAATTGCATTACTATCAGTCATTGGTGACAGCCCGGATGTTCCAGACGCATTATTGGGCGACGAATTAACGTATGCTTGGATTGTCCCTGCGTTCCACGCAGTTCCAAGAACTGAAAAGATGTTTTTTGTTGGAGCTGGTGAAACAAGAGTTTGAGAAAAGTTTCCGTTAACTCCAGCTTGAGACCTTATATACCCCACAGTCGCTCCCATCTGTATGCCCTGACCAGAACCAGCAAATGCTAAGCTATAATTAGAAGTGATCGCTATCACGTTGTCGGCTGTTTCGGCAAATGGGTTAATAATAGCCATCCAAGTTCTGGCTGAATAGTTTGATAGACTTGTTCCTGTGAGAACAATGCTCGGAGGGATTGCTCCCGATCCTGTTGATCTGATCCCATTCTCCCCCCAAGTCGGAGCATTAACCAGACTCCCATTGAACTGACCTAGCCCTCCAAGACTAAATGCCGTAGTGCCGCTCCCTGCATTCTGACTGCTCCGCAGAGGCCAGCAGGACATGCTGTTCCACAAGCCGAGCGATTTGATGCCCTTTACAAAGTTGTTAATTAACTGCCGTGAGTTTTGAGTCGTCGTGACAATCGGGCCGATGTTGGGAGTGAGGACGGTTCCGTTGTTCGTCAGGGTGTTCGTTCCGTGAGAATCAGCGGTGACGCTGTTCTGGTTGAGTGCCCACCAAGAGATCAGGTTCGTCCGAAGTCCGCTGTCGAGCGATGCGTAGGTGCGTCCTGCGCCAGAGTTGAAGAGGGCCGTGACTTCGGACGCGGTGAGTGCTCGCTTCCAGAGGCCAAATGCAGCCACTCTGCCGTTGAGGTATTGTGAATTATTCGCCCCAGCTAAACCGATGGATAAAGGGTTTGCGGTGTTTTGAATTGCCGCAGGCATGGCAACTGGAGTCCCTGCAACTCCATTCCCATACATGGTCAGATTCGTTCCGTCGAAAACTATGGTCAAATGATTCCACGCCCCCAATACAACCGATGGCCCAGTTAAGACAGAATAGCTCCCTGAAGTGCTCCAAAGGAATTGTGTCGTTGTCGTGTTAGCATTTATGCGGAACCCGTAGTCCAAAGGTAAAAGGTTAAGCACCGCCTTTCCAAACACATAGGCGTTTGCTGTGTTCAACGCCGAAACAAAATACCAGCAGGAGAGTGTGAAGTTTGTTCCCGAAAGGTTAATTGATGCGTTGTCAGCAACACTCAAAAACTGATTCGTCCCATTAAAACTAGCCGCATTGTCGTAAGCCGTCGGCGTCTGGGTGCCGCTCGCAATCCCTGCGCGCGCAAAGTAGGCCAGGGCGTCGCTATCATACGCGCCTCCCGAAACCCTGCCTATCTCTGTGCCAAGACCCAGTTGCGGCATAGCTAGTTAAGCGGAGTAGGCAATGACGCGACCAGAGGTCAACTGAAGCGCCGTGAACTGACCATAGATGACCGTTCCCGCAGGAAAGGTCGTTGTGGTCAGGGGTGTTCCAGAAAAGCCAGTCAGGTTGCCGGTGATGCTCGCGAAAACGGCATCTTGGACAACTTGAATGGCGTAGAAGATCCCTGTTGTCGCGGTTGTGTTGGTGACGAGGGTTGCCCCGGCTGCACCAGAGTCAAAAGGGTTGCGGGCGAAGAGTGCCATAGTATTAGTTGTTAGGGGTTAGGCGGGAAGTGAAGGGTCAGAGTCGATCTGGTCAACGTCCACGTTGCCGATGTAGGTGAGGTTTCCGTTGGCTCCCGTGGCGGTAGTCTGGAACGTGAAGGTGTTTGCATTAACAAACGTCACAGAGGGCCACCTGATCGGGAAGTTGCCCGAAAGAATGCCAGGGTCGGTCGCGGATAGGACTTCAATCTCGCGGCCCGTTGTGAGTCCATGAGCCGTTGATGTCACGGTGACGGTTGTCGAACTGCGGGTGTAGGTTGCGGAGATAGGACGGGCGCGATCTGGCAGAGTCTCCAGGGAGAGGTTGTTGGTGGATTGAGTGCGGACAGCGGGGATGGGCATGGTGGTTTAGGGGTTGAGGGCGGAGGGAAGGAAGGCTATCAGTTCGTCGAGAGAGTCAGGGAGGGGGAGCTTGGTGACATCGCGAAGCTCTTGTTTTGCTATCGCAATCTGCGATGCCTTCACGGAGTCCTCGACTTCCAGCGCCCTCATGTAGTCCACATCAAGCGCCTCTAGCAGCGGCTTGCGAGCCTCGCGGAACTGGTCGAGGCGGATCGCCTTGGCCTTGTCCATATTGAGGACTGCGCCTGCGTCGGCGTCGAACTCGTAGGCGTCCAAAAAATCAGGGTCGAGGTCGAAGGTCTCCGAGACTACAAACGGTGTGCCTTCTGGGAGGGGCGCGACTGCCGTCTCAACGGAGACGCCTTCGGCGAGCCACATGATGGCGAGTTTACTGTTAGCTTGGGGGTAGAAGATTGGCATACTAGTTGGCGAAAACGGCAAGCATGATTGCAGCGTCTTGTGGGTTGTTTGCGGAATTGAATACTCGGACAGTAATAGTGGAAGGCAGGGTCACTTGCGCGTTTGAGAACCACCCCGTGCCTGATGCCTCTGGGGACGCCACAGCAACAATTTCAGAGTAGGAGGAGGAGAGTGTGATGCTATAGACGCCTTGCGTAACCCGTGTTGCCGTGTTGATTCCGTAACCCGTGCCGCCGGTGAATGCCCCTGTGGAAGAGACCCTTCCCCATGCCTTCGCAATCTGCCTCTGCTCGTTGCTTCCGAGCTTTGCGGCGGTAATTGCTCCATTGGATACCGTGGCGGCAATGGTGGAGTTAGCCGACCCGTCGAAAGAGGCCGTGCCGGTGACATCCCCAGAGAGGCCGATGGTTCTTGACGTGGCGAGTCTAGTGGAAGTCGAGGCATTGCCCGTAACGGCTCCCGTTACAGGGCCATTAAACGAGGTTGCAGTCAGGGTTCCGCCTGCATTCCAAGTCGGAGCACCCGTGGAGAGTTTGTCGGGGGTGATGCTACCCGCCAGCATCGTGTTGGTGATCGCACCGGCTGCGATACCACCCGCAGACTGCGGAACCCACGCAGGGGTCGCGCCGGCAGACGAGGCTTGAAGGACGTAGGGGGCCGATCCAGATGCGGTTGCTGTAGGTGGTAGGCTGCTTACCGTGGCCTCCTGCACAAGCATGGTCAACTTGTCCAATGCCCTTTCATGGGTCAAAGCAGGGAAGCGATCCCCGGTAGTGTAGGAGGTCAACTGCGTCTTGGCAGTATTGCGGGCAATGATGACCTGGGAGGTCGCAGGAACAGCGGAGGTCGTGACGATACTACCCGTAGATCCTGACCCGCCCGTGACCGTGTACCCCGTGCCATTCACCAAAGTCGTGGGCACCCCTCCCGTGTTGACCACTACAGAGAGATCGGTAGCGTCGAAGAACGGAAAGGAGACGGGATATGCCGCAGAAGTGGAGGCATTTCCAGCGTAGGTTACTTGAGAAGTAAGCGTCGAAACGGACATTGCCGCTACTACTAACCTTCAATGTTAGTCGTGGCAAGGGAAATGTTTAGTCGCCGGTAACTGCTTTCTTTGCGTTCTTACTAACTCCGAAGGCATCGTTGGCTAGATGGGACAGGGAAGCGGCGGCGGCAATGCTCTCGTTGAACAAGCCCCCCACGCTCAAGATCCCATCGATGTCCTTGAAGGTCATCTCCCAATCGGCGTCACCCTCCACATATTTCGGGATGTGCTTCATGGCCCGGATGAAACCGCCAAAGTTAATCAGGGAGCCGGTCTGGTGGTACTGGTTCACGGCATCATAGAATCCAGAACTAATCGCGTCACCGAGGACAGGGATGCCCCTGACTTGCAGGGAGTCAACTGCCGTGGAGGTCAGCATCCGCTTCAGCCCCCAATGCTTCTCGTCAAACCACTCGTCATCGTCGTCGTCCCTCGCGTCACTCCATGCGTTGCGGATGACATTGCCAAGGAGGGAGTTGAGGACAACCAAGGAAAATAATGTCCTGCCGATCCGGGCAGGGTCTTGGACATTGATGGCATAGGCGGCAAGCCCCAGGTTCTTGCGTGACTCCGATGCAAATGCCCAGAAGTTGCGGATAAGCCCCGTGGAGGTGTTTTCAATGACCGACCTTGCGCCCATGCGGGTAGGCTGGGCGAGCTTGTCCACGGCCCTTTCTGCGACACTCTTGGCGTATGCTTCGGGGGAGGGGATGCCCATCTGCTTCGCCTGCTTGAGGTGGTAATCGTAGGTGATGGCATAGGTGCCTGCCGTGAAGATGGCATCTGCCCCGGAGATGAGGCGACCTAGCTTCTCGACGGCAGACTTGACCACATTCGGGCGATCCGACTTCAGCCCCTCGACTGCCTGCCTGACAATGGGGGGCATCTCGTTCAACCGGCGCTGGATGTAGTCAGACTCAAATGCCGCCTTCCACCCCAGATTGCCAGAGAGGAGCTTGCTCATCCGTAGGATGTAGGCGCCGGTAGGCATCTCTGCGAGTGCCGCCCCTAGCTGCGTGGACTGAATAATGATGGTGCCGATCCTGCCGACAAGGGCGACCCGTGCCGCCCTGCCTCCAGCTTCCGAGATATCCTTGGATAGTCCAAGCTGCGCCTCTGCGCTACGGACTCCACCCTGCGAGAATAGATCCGTCCAAGTGTTGAGGACTGCCTTGGCCTCCTTGCCTCCCTTGGCCTCGATAGCATTCTGGACATCTCGGTTGCGGAGGATGCCGTTGGCCTCTGCCATGAAGGGGGCGTAAGCCTTCCAATGCTCCATCTGCTTCGTATGGGCAATGTAGGTCTGAAGGGCGTCTTGGAACTTCGGCTCGGCAATCGCCTGCCCACGGGTACGAAGCGCACCGGGAGAGGTTCCCCTTGCCGCCATGACGCCTCCCGTTACAGGGTCGATAGCTGTTCCAGCGGGGGCATTCACGGGGGCAACCGTGACAGGGGAGTAGTTCGCTATCTTGGGGAGGTTGATCCCGTTGAGCGCCTTGTAGACCTTGTTGATGGAGTCGTATTCGGTGTCGTATTTCTTGAGGAGGAAGTCGCGGAGTGCCTTCGCCTCCTTGGAGAGATTGGCTTCCAGAAGGTCAACAAACTCCTGCGTGTAGTTCCATGCGGAGATGGGCTTCCCTCCATCGTCGAGCTTTCCGATCATGTGCCGCTTCCCATCCTCCTGCATCCAGAGCATCGTCGCGGCGACTGCCTCCATCTCGGAGAACTCCAGATTGCTCCAGCGTGTCCCCTCAAACGGCTTGAGAGACTTCTGTGCCATCTTCCAGCGGAGTTGTTCCCCCTTGAGTTTGTCCTTGCCGGCAAGCCCCGCAAAGAACTTGGAAATCTCGTCCATCTTCGCTTGCGTGGCATCCTCTTTCTGGGAGTTGGCGTTGCGCTCACCATTGGCTAGGCGGGTGGCAATATCGGATTTTTCACCAAAGAGGACAGAGACGAACTGATCCCATCCGATAAGGTTGAAGTAACCCTTCTTAAACTTTCCCTTCCATCCGTTCTCCTTCTTGTCGGCCTCCTGACGCTCGGACAGGACACCCACCTTGCCGGTTGCTGCGATGGCTTCCATGCGGTCGGCTTCCCGTTGCTCCTTCTCCTGCGTCTTCTTGAGGATGAAGTTGTAGTAACCCTTGGCCCAAGTCTCCTTGAGCGTAGCGATGGCATGGGCCTTGGCGTTGGAATCCTTGTTCCTCCACCCCCCGACTAGACCGATCAAGTCGGCCTCGCGGATCAGGCGAGCCTCATCCGATGGGGATAGATCCTCGGAATCAATGCGTGAATCAATCGCGGCAAGGTGGGCATTGATCTCCTCTGCGCTCCACCTCTGCGCTTCCTTGACCTTGGCAAAGAGGTCTTGGATGTCGGCCCCGATACCCTTGGGCTTTTCACCTGGCTTGTCCTTCTTGGGCTTCGCCCTCTCAAAGATCCTGTAAAGCTCCTCGTCGTACTCGTTGGAGAGGTACTTCTCCAACTGCTCGTCGATCATGCGGACACGATCACGGAAGAAGTTGGCGAGGAAGGTATCACCAGTTCCCCCACGGGCTAGGACTCCAAATCCTCCGACCTTGCCGCGCACCTCTGCCGGCAACTGGCGTAGGATCACCTCTAGCTCGGCAATGCCTTGGATGAGCTTCGCCCTGCGGATCTTCTCCGGGGCAGCGCCACCCTCCTTGAGCGCATCTAGGATGTCTTTATTCTCTGCGAGGACTGCCTTAAAGCGTTCCTTGGCCCTCTCGTAGAGCGCCATGCGGCCTTCGTCAAACTGCGTGGTATCTGCGACTGCCTTGTTGACGCGATCAATTTGCGCCTGGGATTGGATGGAGAACCTTATGTCGTTGCTCTCTGGGTTGAACCTCTGCGAGAGAGGGATGACATTGCCGGCATCGTCGCGGGTGATTGGGTCTGCTGATTTGATTTGGGAGGGGTCTCTAATTATGAATGAATCCGTGGCGATTGTGTTTAACTGGAGAAACTCCTCATCTGTTAAAGCGTCCTGTTCATCTGGAAGCAATGGGTATCCATCTGCATCTACAGCTCCTCTGTCACCAAGTCCTTCGTGCCTGTTAAGGTACACAATAGGCGTTGATGCTTCTAGTGAATATCCCTGTGAAGTAAGACCGTCATCAGTCCAATCGGAATAATCAACCAGACGAATTGGGTTTTTTGCGTATATATAATACCTTTTCGTTGGCTCTTTAGACTCAACAGATGATGCCTGTAACTCACTCCCAAAATGGAAGCCCCCTTCTCCTTTTTTGGTGACAGACCCTTTTCTAAATACGGGTGTGTACCCCGCCTCCTTTGCGGCCTCATCAACTAGCCTCTGCTGCTCTGCCTCGTCGCCTGCCTTGACTGCCGCATCGTATGCCTCGTCACGGGCGCGGATGGAGAAGGAGGTGTCTGTCCACGGGATCTTTTCGCCATCCTCAAGGGGTAGATCCTCAATCTTGGCATCCGGGGCAGGGGTTCCAGGTTCCGTAGTGTCATCGGATTTCTCCACGACATCGGGATCGGTTGCCTTGATGGAGAACCCTCCCTGCTCTCCCTCAATCCTGCTGACCTCACGCTCAATCATGCTGGCGTCACTCAAGCCGATCTTGCCCATGAGGTAACGCTCAAACTCGGCATCGATCTTGCCTTCCGCAAACGCTTGATCTAGCAGCTTTGCCCTACGCATGAACTCCACAAACTCCGTGTAGAGTTTCTTGAGGAATGCAACGAAAGAGGAGGGGAGGTTGGTCTGGTCAATCTTGTTGCGGGCGAAGTCCTGGGCAATCTGCGCCATGCTCTCTCTAACCTCGGCATCGGTTCCGAACTTGTATCCTGCAACTCCTGCGGCGGCGGTCTGACTGACCCATGCGCGAGCCTGCTCCTTGGTGATGCGGCCCTCGGCAATATCAATGTCGAAGACGCCATGTGCAATCTCCTCAAAGGCATCTTGTGCGGTTGCTCCTTCGTTCAGCTTCACGAAAGCCTTATACTGCCCCTCGGCATAGGGTGTCACCCATGACTCGCCAAGGATGCGGAGCTTGGACAACTCGGCGGGATCGTTGCCGTGAGCCTCAATACTCGCCTTGATGGACTCGACGAGCTTCGTGTCACCCTTGGCCTCGGCATCCTTGAGCAACTGCTCCACGGTCACTTCACCTCCGAACTGCGCTTCAAAGTTCGGGAGCTTGTCCTTCCTCCAATCGGAGTCCAGCAAGTCGGCTACCACATTGGCCTGACTCTTGATCTCTGCCTCGCCTCTATCTGCAATGATGGTGACTGCTTCATCCTCGCTTGCTACACGGGCGACTTCCTTGCCGGCAGGGTCACGCACGATCCATTCGTTACTGCCGTCTGCCTTGGTATTCACCTCAACCGTGTCCCCACCTTGCTTGGCCCTAGCCTCGGCAATGGAGGCGGCAAGTTGCTCTTTCCCTGCGGTGATGTCCTGCTCGGTGCGCTTGCTCCATTCCTGCTCAATCCGGGTAGCCTTCTCCTCAAGTGAGGATGCCTGATTGATGTAGTCCCTCTGGGCAGGCCCGAATCCAGCCATTGCCAGTTGCTTGTCTGCCAACTGCATTGCCGGGTTCTTGAGGTCACGATAGGTGCCGATGCCTCCACCGATGAGGGCGAGGGGAAGCACGGCAAAGAAGGTCTCTGCTCTGCTACCCACATAATCCTTCATCAGTTCCCCGAAATCCTTGTCGGGCATATCCTCGCGGAGTGCTGCTGTCAGGGTCTCGGTCAGGGGTGCAATAAGATCCTGTGCGCCCTCCTGCAAGTTCTGCTCAAGTATCTCGACGCCGACCGTAGTCAGCACCCGTCGAATCCCGTTGTTCTTGATGCCATTCAGTAGCCCACCAAACACGGGGAGCTTTCCATTGATCGCGCCCAACTGGAGGCGATCCAAGGCGGCATTGCCGGCACCCTCCACAAGTGAAAGCCCCTTGGCAAAGGTGGGATCAATCTCGGGGTTTTCCAGCATGATGCGGTCATACTCCTGCGCCTGGTATGCAAGCATCCCTATTGCGGGGTTGATCGCCACGGGAACCATGATGCCAAGTGAGCCGGCAAGCCCGTATGCTCCACGCTCAATCGCGGAATCCTCAAAGACGGGGCGAATAGGGTCAACGCTGCTCTTGGCTGCGTTCCGTAGCTCGCGGATGACGCCGAAGGTCTTGAGTCCACCTTCTGCCTGCGCCTTGAGGGTTGCCACCTCTTCGGGAGTGGCCTCCCGTCCCGTCAGGTCAATGTTGATCGCGGAACCTACTGCACCCTGCGAGGGTCGGTAGACATCGTTGAGGGTGGGGGTTCCCTCCGCTTTCCGTAGCCAGACCTTGCCCGTGGCGAGGGTGTCGCGCATCTCGCGGAAGGCGTCTTCCTGACCCTGCAAGGTTCCCTGCGGAATGAAATCAAATCCACGCGAGAAGGACTGACCCATGTTGATCGCAAACTGCTCTATGCCTGCCCTGTCAATGTGTCCCGCCTCGGCAGCAAGCCCGATGTAGGAGTAGACTTTCTGCCTCTCCTCTGGGGTGGATGAGGACAGATGCTCGGCAACTTGGGCGATGCGTTCGTCATCGGCCTTGCCCTGCGTGAAATCCATGAGGGCGGAAAAGGTCTCGGCTCCCCTGCCTCGGATGCTTTCGATGTCCTTGAGGGTCTGGTTGTAGACTCGGTTAGCCTGTGCGTGGAAGCCGGCATCCCCTCCGATGAGGTCTTTGTGCTGCTCCTCCCATTGCTTCACATACTCGGTGGGAAGCCCGACCATTGCGCGGTTCTTGCCCATGCCCGTGTCTTGGAATGCCTTCAGCACGACATTGCCGTAGAGTTCGTTGAGGGCTGTGTCCTTGTCCTTCTCCTTGACGAAATACTCCGAGAGCATGGATCGATACTCACTCTCTGACTTGGGTGCCGGCTTGTTCAGCTTGACGGCAATCTGTGCCTTGTAGTCCCCGTACTGCGTGGCGTCCAACTCGTCCAGGGGCTTGCCCATGAGTGCGGCAGTTGCCCTCCAGTTCACCGTCATGTCGGTGTAGAGCTTCGGGTCAATCAGGGCATTGGCCTGCGTCTGAATGCCTGCCATCTCTTTTGTCTGGCTTTTTGTGTCGGGGAGAATCTTGGATAAAAGGTCAACTTCCTTCATCCTTTTTCGCTCATTTTCTAGGCGCTGCCTCTTATTCTCCTCCTCATCCACGGCAATGCGGTCTGCCATCGAAGGTTGCTCTAGAGTCTGGTCAAGGGCGATCCTGTCAGCGAATACGGGTGCCTGCTCCGGGGGAGGGACGGGGGAGGTCAGAAGCGACGAGTCGTCCTGTGGGGCGGTAGGGGAGGAGGAAGTGAGGTCTTCTGGAGGCATGAAAGCCTAACTTACTAACATCATGCTAGATAAAGGCAATCCGAAAAGGGGGTTGACGCCACCCTGTTAGCGGGTCGATATTGGAACCATGAAGACCATGCCGATACTCATTGCGATGCTTCTCGTTGGGAATGCGGTGGCGGAACCTATCTTCACGCCTGCGGATGTTGATAGAATCGTCAACGAGCGTGTAGCAACTTTCAATTCTATAAAATCTGACCCAAGGCCATTGCAGCCAGTTGATCCAAATGTCCAATGGGCGGCATCACCGTCCAAGGTAGACTATTCCATCGTCACACTTCCAAGCGGAGAAACTGCCTCGGTGCTGACCTTTAAGTAGGCTAACCCTGTCCGTCCTCGGTGTATTTCTCCACCTTGGCTACCTTAACCCCGTCGAGGGGTTGGTTGCCATCTGGTGAGTAGATGTCAACACGCCCCTTGAGGCGCTTGCTGGTGCGGTCATCAAACCGCTTCACCATCTTCTCTCCGTTGGAAAGGGTCACTACGACCTTATCACCAATCTTTGCCCCTGTTGATTTCTCTAGGTCAGGGGAAAGGGCAACGCTTTCACCTGGGGTCAGTTGGTTATCTGCGGCTCCGATCCCACGGGCAGAGTTGGAATCATAGTCCTTCTCTCCCGGCTTTTCGTATCCGTACTTGGTGATCTTTCCAGAAACGGGAGCCGGCTCATCCTTCTTCCTGCTCTTGAGGAAATCAAACCATCCCTTTTGATTGCCTAGTTCTCCTGCGGCCTGCTTTGCACGACCGGCGGCAGTAGCCTCTTCAATCACCTTGTCGGCCTCTGCGCGGGTCTTTGCCCCGGAGTTGCGAAGCTGGATCTCTACATCCTCCATCTGCTTCATTGCCTCGATGTTTGCCTTGGCCTTCTTGCCAGAGGAATCATCCTTTACCTCCTTGTCGGAGTAGAACTTGCCAAAGACACCACCATCACGGGCAACGGAAAGCCTCTGCGTCCCGTATTGGATAAGTTCGGTCTCTGGCTTGAGCTTGCCACCATTGGATGCCATCTCGTTGATCTTGGAATCAAGCGCCTTGTTGATTGCGTCACGAAAGATAGAAGGAACGTTTTCGTTGGCATACTTCCTAATATCCATTGCCTCGGTTGCTGGATCATTGGTTTGCGGGTAGCCCTTGACCTTGATCATGGCATCTTTTGAAAAAGCATCTCCCTGTGGGGTTTTAAGAAACTGATCTGTAATAGAATCCCTCAAAGATTCCTTGAACTTTTCGTCTTTGATTTTTGAGAACCTTGGGTCTTTCTCGACATCTACAAACGATTTGAGATTCCCAGAATAGATGTCGCTGGAGATACTGCCGTAGTTTTGATCCTGCTGCACCTTGGAGACATCTTTAGCGTGTTGGATCAGTTTCGGAAGTTGATCCTTGGAGATATTGGACATCCCAGGGATCTGCTCATCCTTGGCATACACATCAGACAACTTCGCGGCCCAATCATCGGGGCGCAGAGCAATCATGGAATTGAGCTTTGAAACCTGTTCCGAGGTATTGATCTTGCTTAAAGCGGCTTCATACTCATTACCCCCGATGCCGTTGGCTTTATGTAGTTCTTCCAGTTTTTCCCTAGCAACAGGGAAATTGTTTGCCTCAACCTGGAGATTGATGTCGGTCAGGGACTTTGCCGTGGAGTCGGCAATGTTCTTCTGGAATGCGGCGTGACTGATCTTGACCTGATCTTGAGAAGTCAGATTCAAGTATTCACCATATCGCTTCTGCTGAACCGATACAGGAAGCGCCTGCCATGCGGGATCGACGTTCTTGGCCCGGAAGTTGGCGTAGGAGCTAGTCCATGTAGCAGGGTTGGATTGCGAAAGGGAATCCTCTAACTCTGCCTTCTGAAGCGAGTAATTGGTGGAGAACTCCGCCCATGCCGCATTGTCGTTTAGCTCCTGCTGTTTGTCGGCAAGGGTCTTGCCGGCCTTGTAGACGCCTTCGCCGGCCTGCGCGAATGCCGAGCCGATTGCTCCTGCGTCACGGGTGTTCTGCATCGCTGACTCATACCCACGGGCAACCGCTGCCCTTGCACCTCCAAGTTCGATGTTCGGCAAGTTGACATTGTTGACTTGGGGAGCCGACATCGAAGAGAGGTCGGGGGCATTTGGGATCTGGGAAAGGGGGATCTGTGCCATAGTTAGGATTTTGCTGTGAAGACCCTAACTGACATCATTTTGCTGGGATCATCCATATAAACGCTATTGCCAACAGAATGGAACTTGCCGGCATTGGTCGTGCTTGGCTTCATAAAGCCCCCGGCGGCACTCAAGAGGCTTCCCGTGGCGGAAATATACCCTGCCGTTGCGGTGTCATTCGCGGCCTGCATAGCGTTGTTATAGGCGGCATTTGCCATCGGCCCTGACTGCCAATCGGCAATCTCTGCCCCGTACTGGTACTGCGTTGCCATCTCTGCCTGCACCTGACTCTGGTAGGTGGAAAGCGTCCCTTTCCAATCGGTGTCCAAGGCGGCAAGGTTCGTCTTGTAAGCGGCATCCATCCGGGCAAGTTGCGCCATGCCGGCATTGTGGGCCTCAACCATGAGAGGGGAGCCGGCATCGGCGGCAATCCCGCTTGCTCCGTAAGCTGCCTCGACTTGGCTAGTCGCGGCCTCTTCCTGCTGGTAGGATCGGTTGATCTGCTCAAACCCCTGACGTTCCTGTGAACGAGCGAACTGGTGGAGG